ATTATTTATGATGACTAAAGACGAAGCATTGAAGATGGCGATTGCTTTCATGGAAACGCTAACCATTGATACTGGAATAAAGACTTGGAATGAGAAGCATAGGAAAGAAGCAATCAACGCTTGCAAAGAAGCACTAGAACAACCAGCGCAAGAACCTGTGGCGTGGCGTGATGTAGTTGGTAATGTAACAAAGCACTATGAATATAACGAAAGCGGAAAAGGTGAGCCACTCTACACCCATCCTGCACAGCCATTGAGTTTTGAAACAATATTAGACCTAGAGCAAAAACATACAGATTTATTGGTTGGTGGTGGAAAGATATTTCACTTTGAGGAGTTTGCTCGTGCTATTGAGGCAAAACATGGAATTAAATAATGGCTGATAAATGTCCAACATGTGGTCAAATAAAGCGAAGAAGCTCTGAACAAAACAGACGCTTGCATAAGCTATTTAACTTGATGGCTGAGAAGTTAAAAGGAAAGGATGGGTTGCATCATCCTGCTGCATGGTGGAAGTGTCTTTCCAAAGACCAATGGTTAGGATATGACGAATTTAACCATCCAGATGGACGCACTATCTATGTTTTAAAAGCCACATCTGACTGCACCATTGAAGAACTAACTGAATTTATGAATGAAGTTGAAAGATATTGCGCCTTAAGAGGCGTGTATTTACAGGAATAATTATGATATGACACCAACCATTATTAAAAATTGTATGTTATACAACATGGATTGCATGGAATACATGAAGTCATTGCCTGATAATGCTTTTGATTTGGCTATTGTTGATCCTCCTTATAGAGATCAAAATCAACCAACAAAAGACATGAGAAATAATGGTAGTATGAAAAGTTTAGAAGGAAGACCAAGCAAAGAATATTTTATAGAATTAAATAGAATTAGTAAAAATCAAATAATTTGGGGGGCAAATAATTTTCAACTTCCTCAATTTATGGGATTTATTGTTTGGAAAAAATTAACAATTTCAGAAGATTTTACAATGAGTATGGCTGAAATAGCCAGTTTAAGTTTTGGGCTTGGTACAGTATCAAAAATTTTTGAATTACAGCCACAAGGAACAAAAAAAGATCCAAGAATACATCCAACACAAAAGCCAGTTAAACTTTATGAATGGCTATTAACTAACTATGCTAAACAAGGTGATAAGATACTTGATACTCATTTAGGTTCAGGTTCTCACGCTATTGCTTGTAATAATCTAGGATTTGAATTAGTTGGGTGTGAGTTAGATACAGATTATTTTAATTCAGCTTGTGAGCGCATTAAACGTGAAGCACAGCAAGAAAGATTGTTTTGAAGCTAAAAACTTGCAAAATATGCAAAAAGAAGTTTGAGCCTTTGCGTTTTGCACAAAATGTCTGTGGTATTCCATGTGCAATTGAACACGCTAATGCGTTAAAAGCAAAAAAAGCTAGAAAAGAACATAAAGAGGCTAAGACTAAACTAAAGTCTAGGGCAGATTGGCTTAAAGAGGCCCAAGCGGTATTTAACAAATTTATAAGGATGAGAGATGAGAAAGAAGCCTGTATTAGTTGCGGCAGACATCATACAGGACAGTATCACGCTGGACATTACAGGACAGTTGGTGCTGCGCCAGAACTCAGATTCAATGAACTTAACGTTTACAAACAATGCGCCCCGTGTAACAATCACTTGTCAGGTAATCTCATCGAATACAGACGAAGACTTGTGGCCAAAATTGGAATAGAGAAGGTAGAATGGTTAGAAGGTAAGCATGAAGCATTAAAGCTGACTATAGAAGAAATACAAGCTATCAAGAAAGAATACCAACAAAAGATTAAGGAACTGCAACATGGATAATGGGAAAGTCGCTTACTATTTAGACCTATGGCGTAGCTACATGAAGCATGACAACATGAAACTAGGTTACAAAACAAAATCAAGTGGCTTTTTAACAGGATCAATACACTCATTCGAGGATTTAGAGGATGAAGTAGACAACAAATCAGCCAAGACTGTGGATAAGTGTATAGACGATCTAAGCACGATTGAGAGAACAGCAATCTATGTAAGGATCATGGGAGAGAAAACGCTTGTAAACCCAATTATGATTGACATGCACTATGACATAGCACTCAGTAAACTAGCCAAAAAACTACCAGAACAAGGTTTATATTAATCAACAACTTATCAAAATACTTAACAAATAATGCAAAAATGTCTTGACACAGAATCATTTTTGTGTTAACATGCGCGTGTAGGACAATTGCGTCTATAGCTTTTGTACTATACGTCTCCAAATTTAAGCCTCCTAGTGAGGCTATTTTTTTTGTCTAAAGGAAACTATCATGGGTTGTAAGAAAAAAGGTGGCGGTAAGAAAAAATGATGATGGGATTACTTTCAGGTGGAACATCTATCGAGTCTCCTAAAGAGCTGATCAAGAATACTAAGATTGCTATTAAAGACTGGAACTTGATGCCAGAGGATGTTGACGCTCCTAACGAAGCTCAATGGCGCAAGATGGCTAAGATTCGTGGTATTGATGTAGAAGAAGCAAAGCGTAACCTATGCGCTAACTGCGAATACTACGACAACACGCCAGAGATGATGAAAGCGATGGAAGACGTACCATTAAACGAATACGATATTTACAACTCTCAAGCACAACGTGGCTACTGTCATAAGCTTCACTTTATTTGCCATACACCTCGTACTTGCCAAGCTTGGGAACCTAAAGACTACGAAGTACCAGAAGGGGAAGACTAAAATGTTTAGAGGCTCAGATAAAGCTGAAAAGATGTTTAAAGAGTGGGCTGGTGGCAAGATGCACATTGGCAAAAGCAAAAAGACTGTACCAGACACAGAAGCAGGTCACGAACAAGCTATTGCTATCGTGTTAAACAAACTAGGTAAGTCTAAGAAGAAATAACAACAGAGGGCGATGACGTAGAAATACAGTCGCATATATCATGGCAGCTAGATTAAGAGCAAAACATCAAGACGAAATCAGAACAAAGATTCAGACAAGTCAGCTTATAAATGTATTGCAAAATCATGCACTTGGGCAAGACACAACTGAAATGACAGCAACTCGAATGAAAGCTATTGAGTTATTGCTTAAGAAGTGTTTACCTGACTTAAGTAGCACTGAGATAACAGGTGATCCTGAATCACCATTAACTGTACAAATTATTACTGGCATCAATGACGAAGCTTGATACTGGTTACAGACCAAGAGAACAACAGAATAAGATTCACAGAGCTGTAAGAGATAATCGCTTTGTTGTTACTGTTGCTCATAGACGTATGGGTAAGACTGTAGCAGCTATCAATCAGCTTATTCATTCTGCGCTAAACAATAAACAATCTAATCCAAGGTATGCTTACATTGCACCCACCTACGCTCAAGCTAAACGAGTAGCGTTTGATTACCTAGTAGAGTTTACTAGACCACTGGGTGCAACAATAAACATATCTGAGCTGCGTGTTGACTTCATGGGAAGACGTATTAGTCTTTATGGGTCAGAAAACAGCGACTCATTGCGAGGTCAATACTTTGATGGTGTTGTATTAGATGAGGTGGGTGACCAGAACCCTAAAATCTGGAACGAAATATTAAGACCAGCGTTAGCAGATAGAACTGGCTGGTGTCTATTCATTGGTACTCCTAAGGGTAACAATCACTTTAAAGACTTTAGAGACAGAGCAGAAAACTCAGAGGGCTGGAAGCTTTTAGAGTTCAAGGCTAGTGAAACTAAATTATTGCCTGACGTAGAGTTGAGATTAGCTCGCATCGAGATGGGTGATGACAAGTATAACCAGGAGTTCGAGTGTAGCTTTAATGCTGCAGTAGAAGGTTCGTACTATGGCGCTCTAATGAATGACGCAGAAGAGCAAGGAAGAGTTGGCAAGGTAGCTCGTGATGACTTATGCAAGACGTTTGCTGCATGGGACTTGGGTATCTCTGACTCAACATCTATTTGGATTGCTCAGACTGTAGGACAAGAAGTAAGGTTGGTTGATTACATTGAAAACAATGGTCAATCACTTGAATGGTATGTGAACTGGCTAAGGGATAACAACTGGAAGCACTGCACACATATCTTGCCACATGACGTAGAAGTAAGAGAGCTTGGCACTGGCAAATCTCGTAAAGAGGTATTGATGGAAGCTGGCTTAGACGTACAGGTAGCACCAAGGCTTCATGTAGCTGATGGCATTCAGGCTGTACGCAGATTAATTCCTAGATGCTACTTTGACAAAGAGAAGACATCACAAGGCATTACTTGTTTGCGTAACTATCGAAGAGTATTTGACGAGAAGCGCAACGTATTTTACGACACACCATTACACGACTTCACATCGCATGGTGCTGACGCTTTTAGGTATCTTGCAATTGGTATTGACACTGGCAACTCTTCATGGGGCACGCCTCTCAACGTAAACACAAAATGGATTGTATAAATGGATGATTTAGAATTAAAGACGATAATTCGTACAGAGATTGATAACGCTATTGGTTATCTTGAAACTGAGACAGTAGAGGATCGTGCGCTATCATTGCAATTCTATTTGCGTGAGCCTTATGGCAACGAGGTTGAAGGTCGCTCTCAAGTTGTTACAGGTGAAGTTGCAGAGGCAGTTGATGGTGCATTGCCACAATTGGTTCGTGTATTCACAGGCACAGAAGACGTAGTTAAGTTTGAAGCAACTAAAGATGGTGATGATCCACTTGCTCAACAAGCGACTGACTTAGCTAACTGGGTATTCTACAAGCAGAATGATGGCTTCTTAATCTTACATAACTGGTTTAAAGACGCATTGATGCAAAAGGTAGGCGTTGTTAAAGCTTACTGGCTAGATGAAAAAGATGAGAGCAAAGAAACATACGAAGGTCTAACAGACGATGAATTGACTATGCTTCTTGCTGATGGCACTTACGAAGTTGTAGAGCAAGAGACTCTAAACTACGAATTAGAAGGTCAAGTACCTTACAGCGTACACAATGTTAAGATTAAGCGCACAATCAACAAGTCACGTATCGTAATTGAAAGCGTGCCTCCAGAAGAGTTTTTAATTGAGAAGCGAGCTCGTACTATTGAGGATGCTCAGTTCGTTGCTCATAGACGCAGGATTCCACGTGGAGACCTAGTTGCTATGGGTTACGATAAGGATACTGTGTTAGGTATTCCTGTTGGTGATCGTTTAACATACAGCCCAGAGATTTTAGCTCGTTATTCACAAGGTGAATTGCCTCAAGACATCTCAGAAACAGATGACATGATGCAAGAGGTAGAAGTATTCGAGTGCTACATTAAGGTAGACACAAACAAGAATGGCTTACTAGAGTTACGTAAAGTGACTTATGCTGGTGAGATTATCTTAGATAACGAAGAATGCGACTACGTTCCATTCCATTCAATCTGTCCTTTCCCTATTCCACACAAGTTCTTTGGTCAATCACTAGCTGATCGTACTATGGACTTGCAATTGATGAAGTCTGTAATTACTCGTCAGATGTTGGACAACCTTTACCTTACTAACAACTATCGTGTTGGTGCAGTAGAAGGTCAAGTAAACATGGATGACTTGTTGAACTCTACAGCAGGTGGCGTGGTTCGTATGAAGAACCCACAAGCTATCGTGCCATTGACTGTTCAATCAACAGCACAACAATCTTTCCCTATGCTTGAGTATTTGGATAATGTACAAGCCAAGCGTACAGGCGTTTCTGACATGCAACAAGGCTTAGATCCTAACGTGCTTCAGAATACAACAGCCACAGCAGTTGCTGCTATGTCTCAACAGGCAGCAGGCAAATTAGAGCTTATCGCTCGTATCTTTGCAGAAACAGGTGTGAAATCACTTTTCAAGGGCATACTGCATCTGCTGTGTAAATATCAGAACCAACCTATCACTGCTCGTGTACATGGTAAGTTCGTACAGTACGATCCACGTGAATGGGATGACCAATACGATGTAACAATCAACGTAGGTCTAGGTAATGGCAATCGTCAAGAGCAAATCGCTATGCTACAAATGATTCTTGCTAAACAAGAGCAAATCATTCAGACATATGGTGTAACTAACCCATTGGTGACTGTAGTTCAGTATCGCAATACGCTAGGTAAGATGATTGAAATGGCTGGCTTCAAGGATACAACATCCTTTATGAATGAGATTACTCCAGAGATTGAGCAATCAATCATGCAACAAGCTCAAGCTGCTGCACAGCAACCTAACGATCCTACAGCTATGTTGGTTCAAGTAGAGCAAATGAAAGCTCAATTGCAAGCTCAAACAGCGCAAGCTAAGTTACAAGCAGAGCAAGTTAAATCTCAATCACAAGCTCAGTTAGATGCAGCTAAGTTGCAAGCTGATCGTGAGAAGGCTATGGCTGACATCGCTATCAAGCAAGCAGAGTTGACACTACAAGAACAGAAGGCAGCATTAGAGATTGAATTGCAACGTGCAAAGATCTTACAAGACGCAGCAATGGCTGACAGAGAGCAATCTTTAGCAGAGCGTCAAGCTATCTTAGATGAGATTAACTCTGCACAAGATAAGATTAATGAATTGGTTGATGTTGAAGCAGCTAAGGCTGAGTTGATGTCAGTTGTAAATAGATTGAGGGGCGAATAATGGCTATGGTATCAGGATTACTTGGAAATAATGTAGGTGGTGGTATTGCTGCCTCTGTAAGTCCTTCAACAACTTCTAAAGCTACTACTACATCTACAGCTTCAACAACTACAGCTAACGCAAATACATCTAACGCAACTTCAACAGTTGTAAACCAAGTATTAGATGCAAAACCAAAGCCAGGTGACTTGGCAGTTGGTGAGGTGGCTCAATATACTAACTCTGCAGGTAAAACACTTTATGTTGTAGGTAAAGTAGGTGGTGGTATTACTAAACCAGTATCAACTATTTCTGCTTTAAATGGGAAAATAGATAATGTCATAAAATCTGCAGAAAAAGCTCAAATTACAAATCTTACAGCAGAAAATAAGATTGAGATTATCGAGCTTAAAGAAACATTAAAAGATGAAGGTTTAAGTCAATCAGAGATTAATGCTGCAGTAAAATCAGAAACTGCAGCAAATAAAGCAGAAGTTATTCAAGCTAAAACTGATTTAAAATTCCCTGGTTATCAAGTATTAAGTCGTAATGATGATGGATTGCTTACAGCTCAAAACTTTAATCCTACACAAGTAACAGATCCTATAACAGGATTATTATCTAACAAACCAGGGTTAGATATACCTACAACATTTAACACTACAACAACAAGCACAACAGATCCAAACACAGGTGTAGTTTCTTACAACACATCATGGAACTCATTGTCATACAATGGCGCTGGTGCTGATGTAGTTAAGTCTAATATTGTAACAAATTTAAACACAGTAAATGAATTTAAAGCATTATATGGTTTAAACAATCAACCATATACTAAGTCTTCAGGTGGTAGTACTGATTCAACCACTGGTATGTCTACTGCTGCGATCTATGCTGCTTTATCTAATGGTTCTATTACACGTACAAGTGAAGAAATCAAAGACGCTAATGGCAATGTAATTGGAACAAATACAGATTTTGATCTTTCTCCTGATGCTAGAAGTGGATTGCTTTCTGCTGGTGGAAAAGGATTTACTCGTCAAACTTTAAACATCCTAACACGAGACACAGAGATTGGTGATAAAGCATTTACTGTAGAAAAAGATGGTAAGACATATATTACAGATTCTGAAGGTAATTTTTTAAAGGGCAATAATAAGGCTCTTGTAGACACAGGTCAAACCACAGAAGATGGATTAAAGATTTTCACTCAAACATCTAACTTAGACACTATGTATAACAAAGCAAGTACATACAATGTCTATGTTCAAAACAAAGATGGCTCATTTACATACATGGGTACACCTGCAGTTGGTTATACACATATTGATTCATCAGGTGGATTTAGTCTTGGTTCGTTTGTTAAAAACGCTTTAATTTCTGTTGCTGCAGCTTCACTTGGCGTTCCATTTTTAGCAAACAATATTATCGCTCCTTTATTGAGTGGTACATCTTTAGCTGGTAGTACAGTAGCTGCAAACGCAATTGCTGGAACTTTAATGGGCGCATTTGCTGGTGCTGCTACAGGTCAAGATGCTTTAGCTGGCGCTTTAACTGGTGGTATTGGTTCTACTGCTGGCACTATTTTAAGCACTGCTGCTGATGCAGTTGGTGGTTGGACAAACCTAACATCAATGTTAGCCACAGACCCTGCAAAAGTTGCAGACATGCTTAAAAACATTGCTACAGCTACTTCAGCAGGTGCAGGAATTAAGCTTGGTGTAAATGCTGCAGGACAAATTGTTGATGCTGCCACAGGTGCTGTATTTGGTGGTGCTGGCGTTAATGTTACTACAGACACAGCACTTAGCTCATTGACTCCTGGTATTGATTTAACAACTGGTGCTGGTGCTACTGCTGCAAATAACGCATTAACAGGTGGCGTTACAGATCAAAATCTAGCTGGATTAATTAATGAATCTCCAATTAATACTGGCGCTACTGTTGGCGATGTAATAGATAGTTACATGCCTGACTTATCAAATACAGTAAATGCTACTGATTTGAATCCAATTACTGCAGTTTCTGGTGGCTCTCCTGGCATTAGTCTTAGTGTTGATAGCAATGGCAACATCATTGACAACAATACAGGTCTTCCATTCTCATCACCTGGTATTCATTTAGGTTTAGATGCAGCAGGAAACATCATTGATGCTACAACAGGACTTCCATTTACAGGTGCAGGAGTTAATGTTGTAAATCCAATTACTGGTACATACGTAAATCCAGTTGATCAAATACCATTTGGTGGTGGTATTGGTGGTGGAACAGATACAGTAACTGGTGGTACAAATACTGGTGGAACAGGTACAAATTTAACTGGAACAATTGTAGACGTTGTTACAAATCCTTATGTAATTGGTGGGGTTATTGGTGGAGCTGTTATTCCATCAGTAATTGATCAATTAACACCAGATACTACTGATGTAGCATCTTGGACACCATTTCCACAAACTAATCCAAACTATGGTCAAACAAATATGTTGGGCATGCCTACATGGTGGCAAAATTTATACCAACGTGGTGGGTATGGTGCAGGCAACTATTTAGGTTATGACGTTTTGAAGGGATTAAATATTCCTACTGACGTATTAAGTTTATTGAGTCCACAAGCCCCAACAACAACACCAACAACACTAATCTAATATGAATAAAATACAAGAAGCACAACTGCTTTTAGAGAACGAGTTTTTTAAGACAGTATTCTCAGAGTTAGAGGAATTACAGTATCAACGATTCTCAAATTCAAACGAGCATGATGTACAAGAGCGTGAAGTAGCGTATGCAAAGCTTTCTGCTCTTAAAGAAATTAAGGCGCATATCGAATCAATCGCCATGAGTAGCGAAATTCGTAATAAGCGCTGGAAGATTTGGTAACTTTTTACCAAACGTAGTCAGTGCGTAACTGAAATATAGGAAGTAAAAAAATGGAAACAACCATGACCCCAGGTTCTGGGAATGGAACAGTAGCAGAAGCAGCAGATCAATTCTTATCAATGATGGATGAAGCAGAAGCCCCTGAAGAAGGACAAGTTGAAGCGCAACCAGAAGAGAATGAAGAAGGTGATTCAGTCGAATACGAGCAATCTGACGACACTGATGATGCAGAAGAAGAGGAAGTAGAGGAGTCTCAAGAAGACGAACCTGTTTATCGTTTAAAGATGGCAGGTGAAGAACGTGAGATAAGCCAAAGCGAACTTATCAAACTTGCACAGCAGGGAGCTGACTATACTAAAAAATCACAACAGGTAGCAGAAGCACGTAAGCGTGTAGAAGCAGAATCTAGCGTGATTGAACAGGCACGTAAAGAGCGTGAAGAATATTCAACTCGATTACAAGCCTTACAGCAATATCTAGAGCAAACTGCTCCTAAGGCAGAAGACCTAGAGTATCTAAAGGAAAATGATCCTATTGGATATGCTGTAAAAGTAGCTGAGATGACACAGCAAGAGAAGCAGTTAAACGCAGTTCAAGCTGAACGACAACGCATTGCAGAAATGCAACAAGCAGATGCTGTTCAGAAGCAACGCAATCACATTGCTCAACAAGCTGAGTTAGTTTCGCAGCTAATTCCTGATTACAGTGATGCACAAAAAGGGGAAGCATTACGTAAAGAGCTACGACTATATGCCAAAAGCATTGGTTATTCAGATGCAGAGGTCAATGCAGTATATGACGCTCGCACTGTAAAAGCTTTATACGATGCAATGCAATTCTCCAAACTGCAAAAGGCTAAGCCAGAAGTGACCAAAAAGGTCAGCCAAGCGCCTAAAGTGCTTAAGTCTGGTGTAAGTCAATCTAAACAAAACAGTAACAGTGAGCAAATCAAGCGTGACAAGTCACAACTTAAAAAGACTGGTCGTGTTAAAGATGCTGCTCGCTTATTTGAAAAATTTATTTAAAGGAATAAGAAATGGCAACGTATCAAACCTATACCGCTATTGGTCAGCGTGAAGACCTTATTGACGTAATTTACAACATTGCGCCAACAGAAACACCATTCATGTCATCTATTGGCAAAACATCAGCAACTGCACGTTTGCACGAGTGGCAAACTGACTCTTTGGCTGCAGCATCAACAACTAACGCTGCAATCGAAGGTGCAACAGCTTCTTCAGCAACATTGTCACCAACAGTTCGTGTTGGCAATCGTACTCAAATTTCACAAAAAACTGTGGCAATTTCAGGTACTTTGGAAACAGTAAACAAAGCAGGTCGTCGTTCAGAAAAAGCTTACCAATTGGCTAAAGCTTCTAGCGAACTTAAACGTGATATGGAAGCAACATTGCTTTCAAACAACG